CAAAACCAAAGCCCAAAAAGGTAAAACTAAATGGCGATAACTCTTGATGCAACTGTTGGTGGTGCTAACGCAAACACCTATATCACTCTTGATGATGCAAACTCATTTATTGAAGGATTAGTTCTTAGTGATGACGCTGCTGCATGGGATGGTTCAAGCAACGATAATAAAAATCGTGCGTTGTTCACGGCTGCACAAAGGATTGATCGTGAAAAGTTTTTAGGGGCTAGGGTAGATGATACCCAAGCACTAGAATGGCCAAGATCGGGAGTAAGAAAACCAGATACTTACACCAATCTTTATGGATTATCTTTCCCAAATAGATTAGTTGCTGATTATTACACCGATACTGAAATCCCAGATCGTGTAAAAAATGCACAGGTTATTTTGGCGGTATATCTCAACAACAATAGGAACGGGTTGGAGTTGAGTGGCCTGGAAGATTTTGCTACAGTAAGTATCGGTAATATAAATGCAACTCCTAGATTCTATGGGGCAGTTGGTATTGATCGAATCCCACCGATAGTTGATCATTACCTGATGGGTATTAGAATAGGTGGAAGAGCAAACTTATCAATCAAGAGGTCTTAAAATGGGCTACGGCTACCAATACCCAGCAGGGATAATCATTACAGATACAAATGCCCATACTGGCAGATTCGGTAAGGTGCATTGCTTATCAAATGCAGAGGTGACTTTAGTTGCTGAGAACTTAACAGAAAATGGTTCTGCAACTATCAACGGCATCACTATGAAATCATCTTCTGAAATTGAAGGTGTTATTACAAGCATCACTCTTGCAAGTGGTCAGGTTATTGCATATTCATTATGAGTCTTGCCAATGCACTAAAAAAGGCAGCATCAAAGACTCTGAGCAAACTTGGAGGTGATGTGACTATCAGACAGGTAACGGCTGGAAGTTATAACACAACCACTGGAGCTATCACAGAATCCACATCTGATACTACCGTCAAAGGTGCGTTAACAAATGTAAACAGATCTGAGGTAAATGATCTGATTGAATCCCAGGATAAAAGGTTAACAATATCAGCAGGCGATCTTACATTTGTGCCGACAACAAAAGACAGAGTTGTTATAAGCAGTGTTGAGTTTAAAATTATTCAAGTTGTAACGAATGAACAAAATAATACAGCAATAAGTTTTGATCTTATTTTGAGGTGATCATGGCTAGAGAAATAAATTTAACTGACATCGGAGATCATTTCGGTGATAAGGTTCAAAAGACTGTAAGAAAAGCAACTTTTAAAGCCGAGGCTGATATTAAAAAATTTACACCTGTTTTTTCTTTAGATAACTATCCTGATTTAGATTCCATACCAAACTTTTTTACCTTGCCAAGTGGTAAAGTAGTTCCCTTTAAAAAGGCTTTGTTAGCCCGTGGAACTGGCGGTCAACTTCGCGAGTCTTGGCAAAGAAAAATTGGTAAATTTCAAGGAGAAGTGTTTACAAACGTGGAATATGCTGAACCTGTTGCCTATGGCACAAACTTACCTCCAAGCTGGGGTGGAAGATACAGAACAAGACAACAGACAATTAAAGGATACCCAGAACTTGTTGCAAAACAACTGGAACAATTTATCAGAGATGAATTTAGGAGGTCATAATGGCAGCAGTTGATTTAAATACCATCAGATCCACAATCGAGGCAAGATTGGCAACAGAACTTGCTTCAAGCCCTGCAATACCTGTTGTATTCAACAACATGTCATTTGATTCCACTACAGAAGATACTTTTGTTCAATGCCAGACAAGTTTTGGTTCTGGAAGTTATTTAACAATGGGTGGATCTGCTAATTCTACAAATAGTGTTGTTGGTCTACTTCTAATAAATATATTTACAGAAGAAGGAATAGGTGCTGGCTCAAACTTGACGATTGGCAAACGGCTGCGTGACCTTTACAATAATATTACAGTTTCAAATGTTATTTTTGATTCACCTATCGGTCCTGAAGTATTAGCATCAAGTCCAGAGGGTAAGTTTCAAACACAAATCAGAATAACTTTCGAAATATATGAGGATCTTTAATCATGCCAAAACTTGTAATCACAGAAGAAATGCTTGATGCTATTGAAGCTGTCAAAGGAGTAAGAGATTCTAGAATGTGGGATCCTAACTGTAAAAGATATATGCAGAATCAAGAAAATTCAAAAAAAGATGTAAAAAACTCTGAAAAGAGTTAATATATTTATAAATATTTCTTTTTTTTGTTATGGCTGCTGTAAAAGGTGATGTCGGTAAAATAATGTTCCATAACGCTGCTGGAACAGAAGCTGATATATCAGGTCTCAGGAACTGGTCTTTATCTATAACTAAAGACACCCAAGAAACAACAGTAAATGGGGATACTTCAAAAACTTTTGTTGGTGGTCTTATCTCTGGTGAAGGTTCAGCAACCCTTATTTATGATAATGCTGGTAACTCTGATTATTTATCATTTGTGGAAGATATTTTAACAACAGGTGATGCTGGTGATGCGTTATTTGAATTGTTCCCAGATAGTTCAGCAAGTTCTAAAAAGTTTGGTTTTTCTGGAATTATTACAGGTGCAGAATATGGGGCAACACTTGGAGAAATTCAAGAAATAAATATTTCCTTTATTTCAACTGGTGCAATTACTTCAGATATATAGTAAATTTTAAATAACTAACCCCACTAAAACATGGCAACAAAAAGAACCGTTGATCTCATCACTGAGGCTTTCAGTGATGTAATGACCGCAAGAAGAAAATATGAACTAAAAAAACCAAATGGTGAATTATTAAAAGAAATATATTTTCCACCTTTAACAAGGTTTGATAGAAAAAAAGCTCAAGTTGCTGCTGGTACAGATGATGCTTTGACAATATCTACAAAACTTCTCTGCCAACTTGCAGAAAATGAAGATGGCTCAAAAGCATTTCATTCTGCTGATGCGGAAAATCTACAGAGATTTTTACCTGAAACAGTTTTAAATGATCTTGAATTATTTATGATGGATATACAAGTTGATTTAGATACAGCAAAAAACGAATCAGGCGAGATAACTGGTTAAACTTTGAGTTTTTTCTCGCAACAGAATTAGGTAAGACATTAATTGAATTAAGAAAAAGTATTACAGAGGAAGAGCTTGTTTACTGGGCTGCATATTATGAAGTTAAAAATGAAAGGGAAAGACAAGAAATACAGCGACAAAAGGCTAAATAAAGGTAATATATAATAAAGGTTATTTGTATTTGTGGCACAATCAACAGTCAGATTAATAGTTGATGCACAAAATGCAATCTCTCCACTTAAGAGAGTAAATGAACAAACCAAAATTTTAAGTAATAATACAGATAAATTAAAAAATAGATTAAATAAATCAAATAAATCAATAAGAGAATCAGGAAGATCAGCAAAAGCAGCAGCTGGAGGATTTCAAACTCTTAGTAGATCGCTTGGACCTTTACTAAAAATATTGGCTGTAATTGGAACCACAAGATTTGTAATATTTCAAACAGCCCAACTAGAAACACAAACTAAAGCTTTGGAAGTTCTAACAGGAAGTGCTACAAAAGCAAAAAATATTGTTAAAGAAATAAAAGAATTTGGTGCTGTTACACCTTTTAAATCTTCACAGCTAATCGAAGTCACTAAAAGATTAAAAGCATTTGGTTTTGAAACTGAAAATGTTGTCGATATCACAAAAAGAGTTGCAGATATCGCTGGTACTGCTGGAGCAGATATAGATAATGTTGCATTAGCGATAGGAAAAGTACAAGCAAAAAATAAATTTATGCAAGAAGAAAATGTAATGCTTTTAGAAAAAGGAATAAATGTAACAAAAGAATTAGAAAAAATTACAGGTATGACGGGAGAAGAGCTTGCTAAAGCAATGAGTAAAGGTGAAGTTGGAGCGGATTTATTTAGACAAGCAATTATTAATTTAACAAGCGAGGGTGGTGAATTTTTCAAAGGAGCTTCCAAACAAAGTGAAACGTTAGAAGGCAAATTTAGTACTTTAGTTGACAGAATTGAAACTTTAGCACAATTAATTGGTAAACAATTAAAGCCAGCATTAAAAGATACTTTGGATATTGCTATAAAAGGTGTTAATGCGATTGAAAAAATATTTGGTAGGTTTTTGGATATAGGTGATGTTGGTTTAGGGAATGTTGCAAAAGCAGAAATGGATGCCCGAAGAGATGCAGCAAGACTAACAGCAACTAAATTTGGTACTAATTTTAAAGGGGAGAGTATATTTGCAAGTAAAGAAGAAAATAAGTTTTTTAAAGAACAGTTTAAACTTTTAAGAGAAGCAAATATTGAAAGAGAAAAATTAAAAAATAAAGCCTTTAAAGAAGTAGAAATCATTGAAGAAGGCAATAAAAAGCAAACAAAAAAAACAGAGAAAATAATTGAAACAAATAATGCTGCAAATGCCTTTAATCAGACACTTGATAAATCTATTTTTATTCTCGATGAAGCCATAACTCAAACTGATGGACTTAAAGACAAATTCATGGAAATAGGACAAGGCATTGAAGATGGTATTGTTTCTGGACTAACTGATGCTGTTATGGGTACAAAAACATTAGCTGAAGCTGCAACAGGTGTTTTAAATAATTTAAAAAGAAAACTTGTTGAAGTTGCCATGCAACGTGCAGTCTCAGGTATTGGCAGCTCTATCGGTGGATTTTTAGGAAATATATTTGGGGGAAGGAAAAAAAGTAATCCATTTTTGGGTGGACCTAATGCATTCAGTGGTGCAGGTAGCAAATTTAGTTTAAGTCCATTGCTGGGTTTTAAAGCAAATGGTGGTCCCGTTTCTGCGGGTGGTGCTTTTGTTGTTGGAGAAAAAGGTCCTGAGATTTTGCAAATGGGATCAAGAAGTGGAAATATTATTCCAAATAATGAAATCCGTGGTGGTGGTACAACAAACATGGTTACAATTAATGTAGATGCTTCTGGTTCTTCTGTAGCTGGCAACAGTACTGATGCACAGGCTCTAGGAGCAGCGATAGGAGCTGCTGTACAGGCACAACTGATAAAAGAAAAAAGACCTGGAGGACTTTTAACTAGATAAATGGCAACTTTTCCTTCTATTCAACCCACTTATGGGATGAGAAAAACAAGCGCACCAAAAATTAGGTCTACGAGACTTGGTGATGGGTATGAGTTCAGAGCGTTGTTTGGTCTTCCACTTACACAAGATCCAAAAATATATGATTTGACTTTTAATGTATCTGAAACAAATGCAGATATAATTGAAGCATTTTTACGAAGTCGTGTGAATGATCAAGAAAGTTTTACATTTACACCACCTGCGGAAGGCTTTACAAAAACAGGTACATATTCCCAAAGTGGGACTACATCCACAATAACCATAACAAATCATGGTCTTGCTTTAGGTGATGTTGTCACTGTCGATTACACATCTGGCACTGCAAATGATGGTGATTTTGTTGTTGCGACCACAGCAGACTTAAACACTTTCACAGTTGTTGGAACTCAAAGCGTCACAACTAGTGGTAACGTATCAGTCACATTATCAGGAGCTGGAAAATATGTTTGTCAATCTTGGACGAAAACAATACCATATAATAATAGGGCAATTTTGAACTGCACTTTCAGGGAGGTATTTGAACCGTAATGGGATTACCTACAGCAGAATTACAATCATTAACTAATAAATCAATTATTGAACTTTACACTTTGACTTTAGTTTCGGCGTTGCATGGATCAACAGATGTAACAAGATTTCATTCTGGTGTAGGAATGAACAGTAATGCTTCAATAATATGGCAGGGTAATACTTATGATAAATTTCCAATACAAGCTAAAGGTTTTGAATATTCTGGCCGTGGATCGCTACCAAGACCGATCATAACTGTTTCAAATATATTAGGAACGATTACAGCCCTTATGGCATCAGTAAATGCTACAACACCATTTAACGACCTACAGGGTGCAAAATTTGTACGTATTCGAACTCTTGCGCAGTTTTTAGATGCAGCAAATTTTCCATCAAGTAATAACCCTTTTGGTACACCAGACAGTACAGCAGAATTGCCACAAGAAATTTATTTTATAAATCAAAAAATCACAGAAACAAGAGATATTGTTCAATTTGAACTTGTATCAGCACTTGATCTTCAAGGGGTTCGTGCTCCAAAGCGTCAAGTTACAAGAAAAGATTTCCCAGGCGTTGGTACTTTTGTAAACGCATGACTTGGGAAATTGAAGCTGCAAAACACGCTGAAATATGTATGCCAAAGGAATCCTGTGGCCTGCTTGCAGTTATAAAAGGAGTAGAAACTTATTGGCCTTGTAATAATATTGCAGAATCTGGATTTGAATATTTTGTAATTGATCCTGATGATTGGGCAGAATGTGAAGATACAGGAGAAATTATTGGTATTGTTCATTCTCATCCATTTGAACCACCATACCCATCTGAAAATGATAAAGCGAGTTGTGAACATTTAGGTTTGCCATGGTATATTTACAGCCCGAAAACAAAAGAATGGCATAGTTTGAATCCTTCTGGATGGAAATCTAATTCATTGATTGGGCGATCTTTTATTTTTGGTGTTCATGATTGCTGGTCTTTAATTACTGATTGGTTTGAAGAAAATAAAAACATAAAAATAAATTATACAAAAAGACCTAAAACACTTAAAGAATTTATGAAAAACCCCTTATTTGTAAAAACTTTACCAGAACTAGGATTTAAAGAGTTAGAAATAAAAGAAAATATGGAAATTGGTGACGTTTTGTTAATGGAATCAGCAAAAAATATTCTTGGTCATGCCGCTCTGTATATTGGTAACTCTACAATATTGCATCATTCGCTCGGTAAGTTAAGTTGTAGAGAAATTTATGATTTAAAATATCAACAAGCCACTAAAAAGGTATATAGATATGCAACTTAAAAAAATAAAAGTTTATGGAAGGTTGAAAAAATTTTTAGGTTCTTCATATTTTGAGGCAGCCGTTTCAAGTCCTTCAGAAGCTATTTGCTTTTTATTATGTAATTTTCCAGAAGTTGAATCGCATATGGCTAATCAATATTACAAAATAAAGATGAATAATTTAGATGTAAATTTAGATTTTATACAAATGAAAGGTAAAGGTGATATACAGATTATCCCAATTGCAACCGGTTCTGGATTTCTTGCACCTGCATTAGGTGGCTTTTTAAGCACTGGAGCTGCTGTTGTATCGGCTGCGGCTGGAGCTGCCGTTACTGCTGTTTCTGCGGTTGGGAGTGCTGCAATCGCTGTAGGAGGAGCCATTGCTGCCGAATATGGTACAACAGGTATCTTTGGAGCTATTACAACCGCTACAGTTAATTCACTTGCAATAGAAGGTGTTACTTCTTTAATTGCTCCAACTCCTGTTCCTTTTGAGTCTGGTGTAGGTGCTTCAGAAGCAGATGGTGCATTAGATCCTCAAATGGCAAATTCATATTCTTTTTCTGGCATACAAAACGTTAGTGTTACAGGAGTAAGTGTACCAATTATATATGGAGAAGTATTTACTGGTTCAGTGGTTATCAGCTCTGGTGTTGATACAGTTCAAGTAGAGGGAACAACATAATGACAATACCAGCTTTTGATGAAAATACAAAACTTACTGATCCAGCAGTAACAGGTGATGTACTTGCTTCAAAACAATTTCAAACACTGGTTGAACTACTTGGAGAGGGTGAAATTGAAGGATTTCCAAGTGCAAGTGGTCTAACGCAGGGAACAACAGCTTATAACAATGCAGCTTTGAAAGATGTATTTCTTAACGGTACACAGGTTTTACAATCAACGGCAAGTAATACAAGTCCAGCAGATGTAGATTTTAACTTCTCGAATGTATCTTTTGAACCTAGATTTGGTACTTCTAATCAGACTGCAATACAAGGTATTTCAGATATAGAAACTGAAAATGCCGTAGGTGTTGCTGTAACACAAAGCACGCCTGTTTCAAGATCAATCACTAATACATCTGTAGATGCAGTCAGAGTTACTATAGGTTTTCCTTCATTACAGAAGTTTGAAGATAATGGCGACATCAATGGTGCTGAAGTTTCCATTACTATTCAAACCATTGAAAATGATGGAACTACAACAACTGTTATAACAGATACTGTAAAAGGAAGAACTGCAAGTCCATATTTTAGAGATTATAAAATTAATTTTGCTTCTGGTACCTCTTTCCCAGTAACTATCAGAGTAAACAGAACAACAGATGACAGCGTAGTATCAACTTTGCAAAATAAGTCGATTTGGTCATCTTTCACCGAAATTATAAATGAACAAAATGCATATGCAAATTCGGCTCACGTTGCATTGAGATTTGATGCTCAGACCTTTCCCACTATTCCAAAACGGATGTATAAAGTTCGTGGAACAAAAATAAAAATTCCACATAATGGAACGGTTCAATCTGATGGTTCAATTTCATATTCTGGAACTTTTAATGGTACGTTCAAGACAGATAAGGAATGGACAAATGATCCAGCTTGGATTTTATATGACTTGCTTACAACTTCCAAAGGTTTTGGAGATCAGATCGACACAACACAATTAGACGTTTTTAGTTTTTATTCCGCTTCTGTTTATTGTGCAGAACAAGTTGATGATGGTTCAGGTAATAACACTACGGAGCCACGTTTTTCTTGTAATGTTGTACTCCAAAATCAGAAACAGGCATACAATCTTATAAATGATTTATGTTCTGTGATGCGAGTTATGCCATTTTATTCGGCTGGCACAATATCAATCACACAGGACAGACCAACAGACCCAAGTTATTTATTTAACCTTTCAAATGTAACAGAACAGGGATTTTCATATAGTAATTCAGCAAGAAATTCAAAAATAACACTTGTTAATGTTGCATACTTTGATAATGAAACTCAACAGATTGAATATGAAACAGTCGAAGATACTGCTTTACAGGCAAAATACGGTATTGTTTCAAAAAATTTAAGGGCCTTTGCTACAACTTCAAGAGGTATGGCTTCTCGTCTTGGGAAATGGTTTCTTTACACACAATCAAATGAGGCTGAAATTGTAAACTTTACCACCACTCTTGAATCAGGTACTTTGGTAAGACCTGGGGCAGTGATAAATATTGCTGATCCATTGAGGGCAGGGGTTAGAAGAGGAGGTCGTATAAAAACAGGAGTATCTACAACACAGATAATAGTTGATGACTCAAATAACACAGATTTAACATCGTCCGATTCAGCAACATTATCTGTGATACTGTCAGACGGCACTCTTGAAACAAAAACAATTTCATCTGTTTCTGGTGCAACTATCACTGTTTCTTCAGCTTTTTCATCAACACCACCATCTAATAGTGTTTGGGTTATTGAAAATACAACAGTTCAACTTCAAGTTTTTAGAGTAATTTCTGTCACAGAAGTAGATCAACTTGCATATCAAATCACTGCTGTTGCTCATAATTCCTCAAAATATGCAAATGTTGAAGATGGCACAGCATTAACTACAAGAAAAATTACAACACTTACAAAATTAAAACCATCACCAAGTAACTTACAAGGATCTGAGCAAATAGTTGTTTTAAATAATCGTGCCGTATCTAAATTATTTATCCAATGGCAACCTGTTCAAGGTGTGACAGAGTATATGATTCAATTTAGATTTGGAAATAAAAATTTTATATCTGAAAGAATTAGACGATCTGATTTTACAATATTTGAAACTGAGCTCGGAACTTATGAGATTAGAGTATTTAGTTATAACGCTTTAGGTAAGCCAAGCATAACACCTGCAACAACAACATTTACAACAATTGGAAAAACAGCTTTACCAGCAGATCCTTCTGGTTTAACAATAGAACCTGTGTCAGATCAGTTTGTAAGATTAAGATTTGATCCCTCCACAGATGTTGATGTAATTCATGGTGGAAATGTGATTGTAAGACATACTCCAAGTGTTGACCAAACAGTTGCAAGTTTTTCAAATGCAACAGATATAATTCCTAAACTTGCTGGAAATATTACTGAAACATTAGTACCAGCTTTAACTGGTACATACTTAATTAAATTTGTTGACGATACTGGAAATGAATCATTAAATGCAGCAAAAATCATAGTAACTGAACCTGATCCGCAACCAAATCAAGTAGTTCTTACAGAGAGAGAAGATAATGATTCACCTCCATTTCAAGGTGAAAAATTAAGGACAGTTTATAATTCAGATTTTGATGGTTTAGTTTTAGACGGAACACAATTTTTCGATAATATATCGAGTGTTGATACAATGAGTAGTTTTGATTTTGCTTCGGGTGGTATTTCAACTTTTGGTTCTTATGATTTTCAAAATGTTGTAGACATGGAGTCAATATTTAATTTGACTTTAAAAAGACGTTTTCTTACACAAGCAATTTTAATAAATGATTTATTCGACTCTAGAAAATCTTTACTTGATAGCATGCTCGACTTTGACGGTGCTGCTGGTAGTAGTTCAAACGCAAAAATGTTTGTAAGCACAACACAAGGAAATCCAGCAATATCAACAGCTGCTACATACAGTCAAACTCAAGATTTAATAACATTAAATGCAAATAGTCATGGCGCCTCAGTGGGAGATCAATTTAGAATTGACTTTACTTCTGGGACAGCAACTGATGGGTTTTTAAAGGTTCAATCTGTTACAAATTCAAATGTATGTATTTTAGAAGCAAAAAGGGCAGTTGCAGAATATGAAGTAACGCATATACCTACAGGCGAATTGAGATTTACAACTGATGGCGATCACGGTGGTTTGGTTTCAGGCGACACCGTTAATTTGCGTTTTATTTCTGGTCCAGCAATAGATGGTGATTATGTTGTTAATGCAACTCTGCCTTTAGGTGTCGTTCAAATTTCAACTTCTTCTAATACTTTTAGCGCTTCTGGCATTGTTGAATTTATTAAAGTAAAAGACAGTTCTGGGAATGACGTTACAACTAGTGGCAATTGCAATAGATCAGCCAATTTTAGCCCATATAATGTTTTTGCTAATGGTGAATTTGTTGCAAGGGGTTTTAAATTTAGAACAGAACTTACAACAAGTGATCCTGATGAAACAATTAATATTTCAGAACTAGGTTTTGAGGCAAGTGTAAAGCGTAGAACAGAAACAGTAAATACAGCTATTGCAAGTAATTGTGCAACATCTGGCAGTGCAAAGACAGTTACTTTTACTAATCCGTTTTTTACAGGAACTGGTTCTCTTGGAGGGTCATCTACTGCATTTTTACCAACGATAGGAATAACACTTGAAGGAGCAGCAAGTGGTGACTTTTTTAATATAACTTCAGTAACAAGTACCCAATTTGTTATTGAAACAAGAAGCAGTAGTGGCTTAAAAGATTTAAGTTTTAAGTATACCGCGGTTGGTTTTGGTAAAGGTGGTTAAATAAGGTTATTATAAGAATAATTTAGCTCGTCAATTAATGGCTACTCATGATTATGATATTGCAAACGGTACTGGAGCTGCTGTAAGAGCAGATATCAACAATGCTTTAGCTGCAATACAATCAAACAATTCAAACGCTTCGAGTCCTTCAACAACTGTTGCATATCAATGGTGGGCTGATACTAATACAGGAACATTAAAAATTAGGAACTCAAGTAATAATGATTGGGTAGAGTTGTTCCAGTTAGATGGCACTTTGACTTTAGAAGATGGTTCTGCAAGCACTCCAGCATTAGCTTTTAGAGATGATTTAAATACAGGTATTTTTTCAAGTGCTGATAATACTTTAGCTATTTCTTGCGATGGCTCTCATATTTTTACTATAGATTCCTCAACTGCCACTTATGAATGTGATGTAAAATTTGATGGTGCTACATCTGGAAGAGATATACTTTTTGATAGATCAGATAATGCTCTCGAATTTGCTGATAGCGCAAAAGCAGTATTTGGTAGTGGAGGAGACCTGGAGATCGTACATGACGGTGGAACCTCAATAATAAAAGATACAGGCACAGGCAACCTTCAAATTGAAAGTAATGGCGGTGAAATACAACTAAAAGGTGGAAGCGATATTATGGCTAGATTTTTTGTTGATGGCGGGATTTCCCTTTTTCACGATAATACATCTAAATTTGAAGTTATTTCTTCAGGGGTATTCGTAGATGGAAATTGTGGAATAGGTACATCAAGTGCAACTAATCAACTTCATGTCTATGATGGCACAACAGCTAATGATACACCAGAGATAAAAGTTGAGTCTTTTAGACCTGCGATAAGGTTCAAAGATAGAAGTGGTAGTAGTGTTTCGGCTGAAATTGTTGGTGATAATTGTATGAAATTTAGTGTTTCAACACCAGTTGATGATGATACAGCTTTGACAGAACGTATGCGATTAGACTCGTCAGGATTGCTGCTCTTGTCTACCAGCAGCACTTTTGATAGTGTTAGTAGTGCAAAATTACAAATTAGTGGAGGAAGTGACGCTGGTTTAGCTGTTACAGGAGACGGAACAGGGGCACAATCAAGAATAAGTTTTTTTAATCCAAATGGTAGAGTTGGTTTTATTAGTACAAGTGGAAGTGCAACTGCCTATAACACTTCCTCTGATTACAGATTGAAACAAAATGCAACTCCTATATCTGATGGAATAAATAGACTTAAAACTTTAAAACCATACAGATTTAATTTTAAATCTGATCCAACAAAAACAATTGATGGATTTTTTGCACATGAGGTCACAGCAGTTCCAGAAGCTGTAACAGGAACAAAAGATGAAATTGATACTGACAACAATCCTGTTTACCAAAATATAGATCAATCAAAACTTGTACCCTTACTTGTAGCTGCTGTACAAGAGTTAATAGCAAAAGTTGCAGCTTTAGAGGCTGCTTAGTAATATTGAATAACTTAAATTAATTTTATGACAACACCACAAGAACTTTATGACGAAACAAAAACTCGTCTTGATTTAAATATTGCAAAAGCACAAATGTTAGAAAGAGAGATACAAGAAAAAGTTGCAGAAAAAAATAAATTAATGCAGCCAATAATGGAAGATCAAGGTGCTTTAAAACAATTAGAAAAACTTAGTGATGTTGTTCGACCTGTAGAATCAAAGTAAAATAAAACTAAATATTTATTATCATGGCTGTTACTTGGGATGTTGTTTGTTTAGATGCAACAAAAACTGTTGGAAGTTTATCTGATGTGGTTACTTCTGTTCACTGGACCGCAAGCGATTCTGAAACTGTTAGTGGGGTAATTCATAGTGGCTCTGCATATGGCTCTGTAGGACTTGCTGAAGCTGATTCTGGGTCATTTACTGCTTATGCAGACATAACAAAAGATAATGCTATTGCATGGGCAAAAGCCGCAATAGGTTCTGATAAAGTTACAACCATTGAAACAGATATTGCTGCACAGATAACAGAATCAAAAACTCCTACTGTGAGTTTTGGTGTACCTTGGTAATTATTTAGTATTTACTGGAATATTTCTATCAAGCAAGCCATACATGACACGCAATGGCGCGAGTCCTATAATCAGGAAAAGTACCATCAATGTTATTGGTACGCTTGCTTTTATTAGTGCATCACGAATCATGTTTCAAAAAATAGCTAATGTTTTATCAATTATTTCATTTTTAATGGTGTCGTCAATGAGTGTTGGGGCATACTTAGCAATTCAATATATGAAATCTCCAGAGTTTGAAAGAACATTAAAAAATAAACTTATGGGCGATTTAAAAGAAAAAATGGTTGAGGAAATACCAAAACAATTACCAGAATTTAGTGGGCCATCCATACCATTATGATATTTGGATTTTTTAAAAAACTAATAAAATATTATATTAATAAACTTGTGTCTTGGCTAAGAATAAAAAAACTACAACTTGAATTAGATGATGAGATAAAAAAATATCATGATGATATGAATGCAAAAATGACAAAACCTAGAATTGTTGAAAAAGGTAAGTTCGGAGAAGATGGGTGGTCAATTTCTATTGGAGATGTAAAAGATGGAGATACCTAGTATATCTATACCAAAAATAGATATACAAACAATAAATATACCAACATATAATCCATATCAAGTTTTAAATGTACCACTGCCATCATTAAAGTTGCCTGGTTGTGTTAGGTATCACAGAGATGCAAGTCCAAAAAATACTGCCTTATATGATGACGACCCAAAAGGTACTACCATTTCGTGTCCGTATGGTTCAATGCCCACATTTGAACCTTTACTATATGACAGAAGAAGAATAGAAATTACTGAGATAAAACAAGAAGAAAAAAAGCAAGTTGATGAAGTGCAGCCTAAATATGAACAACAAAAACCTGAGCTACCTAAAAAAAAAGAAGAAGAGTTTTTTATAAAATGCCCAGACCCATCTAAAGATCAAATGATTGGGGATTTTAGAAATTCTAAAAAGCTTCAGATAGTAGTAGCCCATAAAATAGAAGATAAGGAGTGCATTACGATTTATGAGGATACAAAATTTATCGAAAAATACCTTCCTTCAGTTAAAGATTCTACTACTGCTGCTGGCATCGCTTTGGTCGCTGCTACTACTCCACTTTTGGTTAATGCTATCAAGCCTTTAGTTAAGCAAATAGTGAAAAAACTTACTTCTCGGAAGTCAAAGAATGTTGATGCGGAATAATTTGACCTTGTTTTGGTGGCACGATTTTGATGTCGCGGCATAAATTGTAGTAGGGAGAATCACTTGTGAACTCGATGCCCTGGATTTTCTTTTCTCCGCAATGACGCAAACGTGCCATATGCCAATCTAATTCAAGGTTCTTTAATTTTTGTTTATTTAAGTCGTTTTGAACTTTAGCGGCTTCTTTGCATTGTTTTGTATATTGCCTATCTAACGGAATACTAAAATTTAATGTAATTCCTGTGCCAAGTGCAAAACTATCTTTATTTGTACCAGAATAGTTTTGTTGATAAAATAATATATTACCTGGATTATCAGGCGTACCGTCACCTATAGCGTTACCATCATCATCGAAGTCTCCAACAATATCAGTTTCGTCATATACAGGAGTAGTGTAATAATCACGATAAGGTTTGCGATAATTTGAATTAAATGTAGTGAACGGAGTTATGGTCATCATTGCTCCTTGGCAAACAACACCGCCTCCATATTGATTAGTGTGAAAACTTCCATTATTTACATTCCAATTTTGATTAGTTACTGATCCACTATTACTTTGACTAACAGCATTAGCAAATACCTTTACTGGACTAAAAATTATTGCGAGAACACAGAGGTAGTAGTAGTAACTGATTCTGTTTCTATGGTGCGATTTATTGTTGTTACGTTTTGCAGTCCTGGTCCAGAATAGGTCTCCGTAAACTGGAAGGCATTTCCAGAAGTTGGGTTTGTGAGAGTCCAGTTTGGTTTTGTTGTCATATTTGCACCTGTCCATGTATAACTATGCCCTCCTACAGTACCACTAACTGACGTTGCGTCTGGCGACATATTACCTCCATCATGTTGTATGCCTGTACCTGTAACTGTATATTCATAACCTGTTTTATAATCTTTCGAAGTAATTGATTCTGTGAGTGTACTTTGTGTAGTAGTCGTAGATGACATATTTCCTTGAACAAAATTTGGTACAATATTTGCGTTAGCTGGTAAGGCATATATAAAAAACAGTAATAAAAGCTTCCGCATAGCTCATTAGTCTACTGTGACGGAAGTTACATATTGTCCTGTTGCAGTTGTACCTGAACCGCCTGCTGTAACTGTTACAACATGATTATCAACTGTACCTGCAAGTGTACCTGCTGTACCTCCCGAAGTAGAGGTCAAATCCCCGAAGGGTGAAACTTCGCCTGTGGTCAAACTTGTTGATATAGTATCGCCTGTTGTGTGTGAGACTGTATATGAGAATGATTCCCCGTCAGTTAACTGGCTTGCAGTTATTGGAGTGTAAGCATTTACGCCGTTAGTTGCCGCTCCTAATCCTCCTAGACTGCCAGCAGTTGTGCCATCGGTTGTATTTACTCCCGTTCCAGAAACACTGTATGAGTTTCCAATACGATCTGCTGTGGTTCCTGGGGCTGCTACTTCAAGCTTTACACTTGAAGTAATTGAAGATGTTATATCAGCATACGAAGCTGGCATAACAGCAAGTAACAAAATTGGAAGAAGTTTTTTCATTTGGTGCTTGCTTTAGGATTCTTATTATCTACTATAGTATCTTTTTTCTTTTTTATCGAAAACCCAAGTGACGCAGTGGATGCACTGAAAATACTTGCGATAAATGTCGGATCAAAATCTACTAGCTTTTTACCAGATGGGGGTTCATAGTATGAGAGAGATAAAAGTGTTGCAGACCAAAGAAGTACACAGACTTTAACAATGGTTTCAACTTTACTAGGCTCTTGATCTTCCATATTAAAAAAGCTGCTTGTGGGTATCTCTAAGCATTGACCACTGCTTAACAAACAGCTATGTGCCAAATGTAGCAAATACTGTTATGTTTGGAAAGTAACACAATAAAACAATGTCAAAGTTTCTAATCAATCTATTCATCAGGTTCGGCAAGTCAGAATCTTTGCGAAAAGCTGCATTATCGCTTTGTAAAAGCTTAGTGGCAAAAACTGATAATGACCTTGACGACAAATTAGTTGAGCTTCTTGAAGCTAAATTATTTCCAGTAAAATGAAAAAGAAAAAATTTCTTAACATAGAGATAGAAGATGCCCCACTGGAGCTTGAACTATCAGTGGAACAAAGATGTCGTGATATCCTGGCCTCTGATGACATTTACAGCGTCAAACGGTATTGCACTCATTTAGTTAGGCATCAAATGAAACAGGATGTATTTCTTGCATCCTTACTTGGCCGTCTTGTAGAACTTGAGGCTGCTCTTGCTGCACATCAGGTAAGGAAAAGTAAAAGAGGATTTATGAAACGCTTTTTTCGTATTGCTTAAGCTCTTCATCTGTAAAATCTTTCACCAATAATTTATCAATCTTATCAATTTCAAAATTAAACTTTAGAATTGATGTCCTGATGTGTTCAGTAACCCATGCACCATCTTTGTTAACAACCTGTGCCTTATTCCTTTCATTAATGAACACATAATGATCCTGACCTTTTAGCTGGACATCTAATAAATTTTTTTCTAAGTTTTTACGCCTGATCTCTTTCAACGCTCTCAGTTTTTTTGAATCACTCATTTTCCAGTTCCGCTATCCTTTTATTTATAGCATCATATCTTACACAATATTCCTTAAGATCTAACCGTTCAAACCAGAATTTTTTCTGTAATTCTGCAAGCTGGTCATAATAATTTTTGATCAAATATTTATTTTTCATACTCCTTTAACATCCTTTTAATAAGATTTACCTTGCCTTGAAGTATTGGTAGTTGCTCTGAGTTTTTGTCAAATGATCTTTTTCTACTTCTCTGTTGATGTAGCGTACCTAAATGCCAATTTTTATATAACTTAATTTTTTTTTCTGCGTCTTTTACTTCCTTTTCTGCGTCTTGTAGTTTCTCTTTAAGAATCCCTTCAAACTCTTCATGTGTCGGCAGATTATCATAAGCTAAACTCATATCTTCTGTACCCCCTCACTTATTTAAAACCTTTTTTTTTATTTTTAAATTTATATTCGTTATATCTTCTCGACATATCTTTTATTTGTTCTTCAGATAAATCTGACATAAGGGCTTTTTTATCTTTTTCAGAAAATCCGTCGAGATGCCAAGGTTCAAAAAAAATTAATTGTTTTTGCATCTCAATTGCTGCTTTTCTTGTTTGTGCTTTATCTTCTTCAGATAAGGAAAGATATTTTTCCCTTAATTCAGGAATTTCAATAAACCAATTGTCTTTCATTTTTTGCTCCATAATTTTATAAGAAGTTCTAATTCAGCAACTCTTTTTCTGGCTGCTGCGATTTTTTCGGCTGTTGTCATGGCAATCTCTTATGGTTCCAATCTATTTCTGTCCAAAAACCATTTATTGGATCATTATTTATATCTGTTGAGCCTTCGCCAACTTCAATATATTCGTAAGTTTTTTTTGATTCTCCATCATGCCAGACTTGCCCATAATAAGGATTAATAGGAAAGTTAATTTTTTGTTCTTTCATTTTGTATAAAAAAGGGGTCTTACATAACTTTGATTATTACTGGGTTGTGTACCAGAGTACTTCTGGACTGCTCCCTCGAACTAAATAAATAGAACGACCATTGCTAATGCCCCTATAAATTAGGCTGGGATTGCTTCTGAGCTTCTACTTCTAACAGGTAATGTAAAGTCATTCACTCTTACCTGGATAGATGCTCCAGGGCTGCCATCTCTTTTCTCAAAAGTATTCAAATTGCCAGATCCTGTCACTGTAATCTGACTGCCTTTCTTGATATAGTCCATGACAACATCTCCTTTATTGCCCCATACAGTGCAATCAATCTGGACAGTTACATCCTGTATATCTGTAAGAAGTCTGAAGTTTGTTACTTTTGTTCCAGTTGTTGTTTCTTTCTGTACTGGATCTGAGGCTAGGTTGCCAACGGCTGTAATGCTTAACATGATAATTTAATTAGTTAGGGTTGTTAGTTTTGTTCTGC